AGGTTCGCCACGTCGATGTTACAGATACGTCCGCCTTGGCGGTAATCTTTAACTACCAAACCATGGTCGATTTCGAACTGCTCTTCAAATCCGTAGAAAGAACCGGGGTTACCCGCCGAATCCGTCGCTTGAATTTGAACTTCTTTGTTACCTGCAGAACGATCGGTGCGCTTGAGGCCCATCGAAGATCCAGCCGGAAAAATACCAAAGATCGAGCGCTCGCCCCACTGAACGCGCAGGATCGACGTATTGTCGCCAGTCGTTCCGCCAGCATCGATAACCTGCTTCGCAGTCTCTTCAGCAGACTCATCTACTGTAGAGTAAATATCGAAAAAGCCGGGAGTCTTGAGCGGGCTGTCATCCGGTGATCCGTAGATCGTCAAATTCGCATGCTCAATTGCGTGAGCTTGAATGTGACCTTGTGCCTGATTCCAGCGATTGTAGGCGATACGATCCATTCCACCGCGCGAAGCGACTTTAGTGTCGATTTGCGACTTCGATTCGAAGTGAGCAGCGGTAAACTCGCGCTCTTCAGTGGTTGTCTTGCTTGCCGGAATCGCTTGGTTAGCTTTCCGGTAATAGACTGCGGGAAGGTTCGAACGAATTTCTTCTTTGTGCGAAGTGCCTTCGTTCATAACAAAATAGGGAATGTCATTCAGCATTGCATTTCGCTGAACGAGAACTTCGGCGACTTGACCGATTTTCTTATCCTTACTTTTTGCTACGTCCGCCAGTGTGACAAAACGTGTACCAAGTGCAGCCATTTATTCCCCCGGTTTATTGTAAAAATCTAAAGGATCAACTTTATCATCATCTTTTGACTTGCTGCCTAGGGCATCACCTTCTGTATTCAACTTATCCGTTGCATACAGATGCTTACCGAGATTCGCAAGTCCGCGCATAACGTATGGTGGCAGCATGCCCCCGGTTTCTGTCAACTTCTTTTTTGTATCTGACATGAATTCAGTTAAAACCCGGTCCACAGTATGGAGGCTTTTAGTGTAATTGTCCCCGCCAAAGGTCGAATCTTCTTTGAGTTCCTTGTGCCAATCCGCACGCATTTGTTGCGCTTGGCGTTCGCGTGTGGCTTTCATTTGCTTACTGTGCTCCACCGCATCAGCGATTTCTTTTCTACGTGCATCAGCAAAATCTTTGGCGACTTCAGGTGTGAGCTTATGCTTCACAGCCAAGTCTTTCATCATCTTCTGATCTTCTTTTGGAAGCTCAGCAAAGACTTTATCGAGCTCATCCGGAGCCGGAGGATCGACTTTCTTATCGTCTACTGGAGCCGGAGGAGCATCATCTACCTTGGGAGGCTCATTTCCATATCCGGCAACGGGACCTTCGGGTTTCTCAACGGGAGTTTCCTCTTTGTCAGATCCTTTTTTGTCTTCGGGTTTTTCTTCCGAGGGAACTTTCTCATACCCGAACTCGTCGGTTTCAGACCCTTCTTCTTTAGGTGCCGGAGGTTCCGCTGCTGGCGGCTGTTTGTCCTGGGGCTTGTCTGAAGCTCCTCCACCTGCACCGCCGTCTTTAGCTTCTTCCATTTTGAGCATTTTGAAGATCAACATATCTTTCCTTTTCTACTACTGCGAGAAGTTCACCGGCCTGATGTGCATCAGCTTCGGCGACTAATTTAAAAATCGAATTTCCCGCTCTCAAAAAACCTAGTCTATCGGCTAGGAACGTTCCTTCCATGCCGACTTCAGGAAGTTCATTAACATCAAACGTTTTGAACAAGTACTTAAAAAATCCTTTACCTTCAGCAGTAGTGAGAATCGCACGCACGTTTAAGAGAGCATCTCTATGCTCCATTGCCATGCGACGTTCTTCTGCCGAAAGTTCAATCATTAGTCGACGTCCGTAATTGTTCCATTAGTGCCAATGACTGCCCATAAATTTGCACCAACCGCTTCTAGCTCAAATCCTGCGCCAATATCTGTGCAGCGAATTGCGTCACCTGCAGAAGGTGCAAGAGCTCCGGTAATTCCAATTACGTCTGTTCCGTCCGCAGGATTCACGTCAAAGTCATCAGCCGTTCCGCAAACAAAAGCTAGACGACACCCAAGGACTGTCGAAGCTTCCGGCAGAGTCATCACGTCGGCACTATTGGATACAAACGTTGATCCACATTGAGCAGCAGTGATACCGGTTGTAGTCGACGCGACTTGTGCGCGTAAATAACCAGAGATGGCTCCTGTTCCTGCGCCAGTGATCGAAACTACTGAAGTCATTGCACCGGCTGTACTCAATGTCATCTTGGCAACAACGGAGCCAGAGGTATCATTTGACAAGCTGAGAGCGTTACCGGAAGCCGCTACGCCAATTGTCCAGTCATCGCCGCTATCGTCAGATTCATCCGAAGAAATGATCAAGCCGCCGTCGCCAGCTTCGCTACCGAATAAATTTAAGACGCCGCCAGTACTTAGAGTCATCTTGGTCAGTGACGAACCACTCACGTCGTTCGCAAAGCTGAACGAATTGCTCGTAAGTGCGGAGAGAACCCAGTCATCACCTGAATCATCCGATTCATCGGACTTCATATTGAGAATTGCGGCAGTCGCTTCTGCACCAGTTAACGTCAACGCTGACGCAAGAGTTGGTGAGCTCGTCATCAAAAGATTTCCAAATTCACGGGAACAAGTTAGACCCGTACTACACTTGATGCCGTCGAAAAGTTTTAAATCCGTCGTACCGTTGAATGCTCGAAAACCTGCCATCGCCTGCGTACTAAACAGGAGCGCAAACAAAATCCCCATCAGCCTCATGTTAAAATCCCCTTGTTATTGTTTTGAACCTAAACCTAAATCTTTTGCAGCTCCGGCCATCGCCGGTAGCGTTTCTGCAAGCATCTGCTGTCTCATCATTTGCGCCTGCGCTTCTTCACGCTTAGCCTCAACTTGAGCTTGCGGATTATTCAAACCTGCCGGTAAGAACAACCGATCTTCATAAAGATCAGCGAGCCTGTCAATATTCACTTTGTCCCAAATCTTGGGGTTCAGTTGTCCGACTTGCTCAATCATTCCCATATATCTGTCGATCGACGGTAGATCCGCTGCCTTTTGAGCTTGTGCGAATACCGATATGAATTCTGGACGAAGGAACGTATCGCCCAACGATTTCGGTGGCGGATTCTCTAGTACCCAAGGATCTTCATAAAGCACGTAATCTGCGATGAATTCCAAGACTGGCGTGTTGTAAGTCCAGTTCAAGCTCTGCAAATTTGGACCAATGATAAGTTGTTGCTCTTGAACGATTGCGTTTGTTTCCGTTGCCGTCCTGGTCTTCGGATTGCGCGAGAGATAAAGCAAGTAATCTGCGTAGTAGATCTTATCGACCATCTGACGCAGTTCCATGGTGTCTTGATTCAAGTGAACGATCGCCGGGTTCACTTCATAAATCGAACGCAATCCGCCTTTCATCGCAATCGACTGTGCATCGAGAGGAATGAAAGTGTTAGGCGCAGTACTGACGTAAGATTTCTTTAAGTTAGCCGGACCTTGAACCGGTGGTCGCAGCATGAGCTCTAACGCTTGGTCTTTACCAATCGCTTTTTTATTCAGCGATTTGATAAGCCCAAGAGCATCGAGAGTCGGTCCAGTTTCTCCCCACTCAAAATTCCCGTTACTTGGGGATTTTCCGACAATAAAAGGCTTGCGTCTAGACGCGCCGATTTTAAGATAGCGTTTTTCATCGAAAGGATCTGGCGTTCCAGTTCCGGATGCGTTTGCATCGGCAGGGTATTGTCCTGCGGCTCCGACTTCATAAGTAAGAGAGAGCCATTGTCGATTCGTAAGTGCTTGCGCACGAGTGGGGTCGAAATCTTTATTTCTCGTAATAACATGCACAACCTCGACTAATTGAGTGTAGTTCGAGTCCTCATACATCTTCTTCACGTGAGAAGAGAAGTTGGACCAATCGTAACCACCACTCTTTTTGCGCACTCCGTAGTAATCGACAAGAGCTTTCACAGTCATTGAAAACTCTCGCACCAAGATAACCGCTTCACCGTACGCATCGTTGATCGAAAAGTATGCGCCGGGAATCAGGTTATGAAAGAATGGACCATTTGGAGTCTCGTCAATGTAATGCGCACCCGTGTGGACTGCACCAAAGTCGTAATAGAATTGACCGGCTGAGTGATAGAAGTTACTCGTATTGAGAACCTGGAGCGTGCGTCTTGTAAATTTATCGAGCCAAATCTTATTTTCATTGGTCGTATTTAGATCGGGATCGTTCGTTCCCCATCGATACCAAGGTCTAGTGGCCGATGTGTTACCTTCCAAAAAGCCTGCAACGAACGATCGCAACGCTAAAATATGAGTCGGATCGACAATGTGATAGTTGTTACGCTCACCTTCAGTTTGCGATTGTAACCACTTTGTTCTCCAAGGTGCGGCCCAACGTCCACAATCGATCATAGCCGATTTGACTTTATCGAATTTCTGCTTGGACTGATAGCGAAGGAACTCGCACTCTTTTTTGGTTATCATAATCCTAAGAAGTCTTTCTCCGAACCACCGAGTTTCATGAAGTCATCGGGATTTTCATACGAGAGTGATTTACCAGAAGTTGATCTCGTAGCAGATGCAGATCGTGCAGCTTGCGCCGAACGAGAAGCCATCACGTCTGCACGATAAGATTTCATGAGCTCATCGGCACGTTCTTTTTCCGCGCGTGCAGTTTCAACTTCTAACATTCCAGTTTGACGCTCTTGTTCTTTTTTTGCGGCGTCCGCACCCGATGCAGAGTTAGCGAAGCTTTCGCCCATCTCTTGCCAGATGCCACCTTTTACGTTTTGTTCTTCTGCGTCCCAACCCATCACACCAAAAGTAATAGCGGTGGTGAATACATCCATGATTTGGTCACCAGCCGAAGAATCCCCACCTACTGAGCTCATTTATAGATCTCCAAACGATAAAGCGTTTCGAGCTGATTAAAGCCCAAACGTTCCAAGGTCTCGCCTTTAATGTTGGCAGTTGGCGTTATCATTGTTATTATATGATTCGCATTCAGCTTCCCAAAGTCAATAAGAGCCCGGAATAATATATTCGCGGCGCGCGTTCCTTTTTTGTTCACATATAGGAGGTCCTGGTACAGGATCTTAGTCTTTGGATCGAACACACTACCAAAAAGTCTAGCCATTAAGATACCGATAGGCTTATTGTGTCGATAACAAACGAGAACCATGCCGTTCTTTCGAATGTATCCGAGCATGTCAAAATTCTGCCAGGTGATTCCGAACATCTTACTAAGTTCGGGCATCGATGAATAAATAAAATAACTCAAAGCTCCGTCAACGTCATCAATGTCTCGGATGCGTTTAATCGTATAGCCGTTGGTATTCGGCGTCAATAATTGCATAGGGATCTCCGTGGTCGGGCATTCGTAAAGCACCTTGTCCGATCGTCTCACCATCACCGTACGAATCGTTCTTCTCAGTGATCTCCATCGCAGAGGGCAACACTAACACGTCGGCAACGTCAGGCGATTGTCCAACGCGTGCTTTGATATCAAGTTTAGGTTCGCAAAGTTTCTTCTGCGTGATTTTGTGCCGCCCACCTTTGGTCCAGCAAAGTTGACGTTCAACGTGCTCAGCCCAATTCTCACGTTCAGATTCTTCGCACTTACGAACGTCGAGTACTCCAGAGTTTAACCACTTCGCAGTCTCGTAGTACATCTGTGCACGTAAATTTGCATACTCTGATTCCTTCGGATCCATCTTATCAGTCGGGTTACTCGCGAAGTTAATCAGATACCAATTTGTCTTACCGTTGTTTTGCGCCAAGGTGAAGATCGCTGTACCTTCCCCTTGATCGATAAATACTGCGTCGGCTTTTAGTTCCTTCTCCCAATAACAAAGCTTTTGATACGTGAGCGAATGATCCTCATTGAGCTCACGCGATAATTTGTACTTCTCCAGTAAACAACGGTAATTCCCCTGAGCATAACCAATGGTCGAGTCATCTCCACCGGTCCAAGCTGGATCGCACGTTAGAATGAGCGGAAGGTTACGAACAGTCGCACGATCAAAGTCTTTAGCGCGAGCCATGGCTGCGCGAACCTTCTCGATATTGATGATCGAGTCTTTTGAAGTCTTGCGCGGAAGCCCCCGCACCCTGACTCGGAATTCATCATGGTCTTCGTTGCCTCCACATTCATGCAAAATGTCTCTGACAAAGTTCTGATCGATGTGAGTGAGTGTACGTGTGTCAATCCTAACTGCGTGCCATAAAGGGGAGGACATGTTCTGTTCAAATTTCGATTCCGGATCATCTGAGTTTCCAAATGCAAAGAAGAGTTTGATAGTTCCCGTTTCCGAGAAAGCTCCGCGTGTATAATCCCAAATATTGGCGGGAATTCCAGGCGCTTCTTCGAAGAGATACGCAACCGCTCCTCCTTTGTTGTGGAGACCAGATATTGCAGCAGGTGATTCCTCAGACCAAGTGACACGATCGATCCTCCACTTCTCAGATAGCTTCTCGTTCCTAGCTTTGATGCTTTTACCAAACTTCTCAAAGAACACGTCAATAAAGCGAGCTCTACGGAACCAAATGTCCCATTCCGGCCACACGATCGACTCCATCTGTGGGTCCGTATTGGCCGTAATACGGGCGTGGAGGCGTTGAGTGTAGAGGAGCATCAGCATTGTCATGGCTCCGAACGCGGTCTTTGCAGCGCCGTTACCAGAGCTTATAATGAGTCTGTAGGTCTCGTAGCGGGTTGCTGGATCCGCCAAGTGTCTACTTAGCTTAGCCCACTCCTCCATTTGCCAGTCGTAAGGTGCCATGAATTCAAGCTCATGACCCTTCTCGCCAAATGGGAAGATGAGATAGACGAGCTTACAGAAGTCGTATCTGTACTCTTGAAGCTTCTTACTAAATAGATCGATATCTTCAGGTCTGACGGTCATCAATATTTCCAGTTCGGATCGAGCTCTGGAAGCTCAATGGTTTGTCCGGCAAGCGAATGAGTACAGTCGTTTAAAAATTGCATTGATCCATTTCTCAAATACGAATGGCAAATCTGTTTTGGAATATGTATTTCATCATCTTTATATTCTTCGCTCCATTGATTAATGCTTGGTTCTAAAGTTGGTCGATCTAAAGAACCGTTCCATTTCCACGCCTTTGGTCCAACTGTTGGTATCGCATGTAAATCTTTGCATCCCGGACATTTCCATCCGATACGTTGTTCTGGATCACCATCGCGAATGTAAACTTTAGCCATTACTCACTTTCCTCATCAAACACTCTTCCCGAGATCTCAATGACTGGCTTTGCGGCTGTAATGCGTGCTTCAGCTCTACGTTCCGAGTCCAGTAGCACCGATGCCATCTCTTTAGTCACATCATGCTCGATCTTCTTGGTCTCTTTCATAATGTTCTTTTCACGACCAAGGAGCTCTAGTGATTTAAGCTTATCCCACATCTCCACTTCTACCAATTGACCCGTTACTACTTTCATTCCATTTGGGTCTTCTCCGTAAATATTCTTAACTTTAAATTTCTTAATTGCCCTACGTAACTCTGGTGAGATGAGTGATAAATGAGTTTTGTATGACCCATCCGGATTTTCAAACTCAATTGGATCAACCGTCGCAATCTCTTTTACCCGCTCGATAATCTCTTCGGCGTCATAGCCGTACTTCATCACTGCTTTTTCCGTCAATGCTGTGATCGCGCCGTGGATCTCTGGCTTGTTACGGAGGTTGGTCCCTTGAGAGCTCTCGAAACCGGCCTTACGTGCCGACTGCGCGGCATTTCTACATTCCAAGTATGAGAGTATGAACGCGAGGATTTTCGGATCGTTACGTTGTGTCTTGGTTAGAAATTTATCCAGGATGAACGCCGTCTCATCAGCAGTGAGAGAATTGTCCACGTCCTTGACCTTTATCTCTAAAGTCTCGGCGTGTTTGGGATCACCTGAGTTCATCAGATTAGCTATGGTCGGGGGTTTGGGGAAGCCTTGCATTTCTTATAAGTACCAAGGTGGGAGGTCGGAATGCAATAGGGGAGGGAGATAGAGCACGCATAAAGTCTTGCATACTGTGCATAATTTGACAGGGAGGCCGGGGATAGTGTAGGGGAGTTGGGAACAATGGTGAGCC